TGGGCATTCACTTTGTATCCAGTGCAACGGCTGGCAGCATCACCATCAAGGATGGCGGTGCTAGTGGCACCACTGTAGCTACTTTTGCTACGCCAGCTGCTGTAGGTACTGGTTACATTGATTTGGCCGGTTCCCCGCTCCGTTGCGCAACTAGCGCGTACGCCGCACTGGCTGACGTGACTTCTGTCACTGTGATCTACGCGTAAGGAGCTGACATGCCCGCACCAACTACAGCAGATGTACTCAAGCAGTACCGCGACGAACTGAAGCGTATGGAAGCTACCGGAAAGGACAACACTCCTCGCTACAGCGACTATCAACAGCGCATTAACGAGCTTGAGTACGAACAGTACCAAGAAAACAGGGCTCGTGACGCGGCTGACAAACAAGGCAAAAAGGCAGGTGGCAAAGTGATGCGTTCAAACATGGAAAAGCAGATGAAGTACCGTAAGGGCGGTATGTGTAAGTCCAAGAAGATGGCTTCTGGTGGCAAGGTCCGTGGCTGTGGCGCTGCCAAACGTGGCGTTAAGAAAGCGAAGATGTACTAGGAGCTGATTATGTCTGACGGTAAAAATGGCGCAGCAAAGACTAAACGTACCAAAAAAGACGAATATCGCGAAATGATGGGTCGCGGACGTTTGGCAGCTAAGATGATCCGAAATGAGGCGGATAAGGTAGCTGATAAGGCTGCCCTACAGTATCTAAAGACAGGTGATTCAAAGTATTCTGCTGAGAAAGGCGAGGCGTGGCAGTCTGCCCGTAATAGTATCGCTGATCTACAAAAAGACCTTGAAAAGCGCAGGGAAGCGGCTGGCATAGAACCCGGAAGCTACAAGAAAGGCGGCAAGGTCCGTGGTTCTGGCTGCTGCAAGCGCACCAAAAAGTGCAAGATGTACTAAGACATGGCTACCAGCGGAAGTCAGGATTTTAAGCTAGACGTCGCCGAACTCATTGAGGAGGCGTACGAGCTTATCGGCCTAGAGATGCGCACCGGTTACGATGCGCGTAAGGCCCGTCGCAGCCTGAACATCATGTTTCAGGACTGGACGAATCGTGGCATCAACCTCTGGAAAGTGGTTCAGGTTAGCCAGACGATGACCTCCGGTACGGCGAACTACGCAATGAACGCGTATGACATCGACGTGCTGGAGGCTGTAGTCCGCCGCAGTGGCATCGACTACAGCTTAGACCGCGTTACTCGCGAAGATTACTTAAACTTGCCTAACAAGGCACAGACCGGTAGACCCACACAGTTATACGTCGAGCGCACGGCGACCCCTAGTTTTTATGTGTGGCCTACCCCTGAGAACAGCACTGACGTGGTCATTACGTACCGCGTGCAGCGCATTCAGGATGCTGACACGCTGACCAACGATGTAGACGTGCCAAGCCGGTTCATTCCGGCGATGGTGTCTGGGTTGGCGTACTACATGGCGCTGAAAAACGCTCCAGATCGCGCGCAGGGCATGAAGATGATCTACGAAGAGGACTTCGCCCGTGCTGCCAACGAGGATACTGAGCGTGGTTCACTGCGGATTCGCCCGGATAACCGGGCTTATGGCTTCTGATGGCCTTCGCTTCCGGCAAATACGCACTAGCGATTTGCGACCGGTGTGGGTTTCAAGTCAAGTACACGGCCATGCGTGAGGAGTGGAATGGCTCCCGCGTCTGCCCTGAATGTTTTGAAACTAAGCATCCTCAGCTTGAGCCTCCTTTCGCTCGCGCTGATGCTGAGGCTCTACGCGACGCTCGTCCAGATGTGGCAGAAACTGCGCCGGATCTGACGGACTACAACGACTTTATTAACGGGCTGCCCTAATGGCTGGATACACCCTAGCAACGCTGAAACAGGCGATTCAGGATTACACGGATAACGACGAGTCGGTGTTCGTGAGCCAGCTCAACAGCTTCATCGAGGCTGCGGAAGAGCGCGTCCTGAAGGAAGCCCCGCTAGAAGTGTTCCGTAAGAACGCCAGCGCGTCCTTTATCAGCGGCAATAAATACCTGCCGAAGCCGTCTGACTGGCTGTTTAGCTTTTCGCTCAGCTTTGTTGATGGCAACGGCGACAAGCAGTTTTTGCTGAACAAAGATGTCAACTTTATTCAGGAGTTCTGGCCGGATGCTACCGATACGAGTTCGCCGCGTTATTACGCAGATTTCGACCTACAGAATTTTATTGTCGGTCCGACTCCAGATGATGCGTATGACGTTGAACTCCATTATTTCTACCGTCCGCCTTCACTCACTTCTACGTCGGGATCAGCGCAGACTTGGCTCAGCGAAAACGCAGGCCCGGCCCTCCTATATGGTTCCTTGGTGGAAGCGTACACGTTTATGAAGGGCGAGCCGGACATGATCTCCAACTACGAGCAGTTCTTCCAGCGCGCGTTGAGTCGCATCAACGCCTTCGCGCAAGCCGCAGAGGGACTGGATTTCTACCGCCGGAGTAAAGACTGATGTTTGGCGTAGAGGTCAAGGTCGACATGCCCTTCGACGTGAAGGTGCAGACCACGAATAACAGGGGTTTTACCCCGGAGGAGCTTGCTGAGCATGCTCTGGATAAGATTGTGTCGGTATCTGATAACGCCGACCCAATGGTGCGTGAGCAGGCTCACGCGTTTAGAGAACGCATCCGTGCGGTACTGGTTCACTATTTGAAGCAGGCGGCCCGGAGCGATAGGACCACGGTCTGTGCAGCTTTAGACGCGGCGGGCCAGAAAAGCCTTTCTGAAATGATTAGGAGACTCTGATGGCAATTTCACAGGCAATGTGCACCAGCTTCAAATCTGAACTGTTGACTGCTGAGCACAACTTTACCAATTCCACTGGCGACACTTTCCGTATCGCTCTGTACACCAGCTCGGCTACTCTGGACGCTACCACTACTGCGTACAGCGCAACCAACGAAGTATCTGGTACCGGCTACACCGCAGCAGGCGAAGCCCTGACTAACGTGACCCCGACTACTTCCGGCACTACTGCATACACCGATTTCGCAGATGTCACTTGGTCGTCTGCTACGATCACCGCCAACGGCGCTCTGATCTACAATGATGACCACGCGTCTGATGCAGCTGTATGCGTACTGGCGTTCGGTGGTGATAAGACCTCAACCAACGGTGACTTTACGATCCAGTTCCCGACCGCTGACGCGTCTAACGCGATTATCCGTATCGCTTAAATCTGTAGGGGAAAGCCGTTATGGCTCTAGTAATTGCTGATCGTGTAAAGGTTACGACCACCACAACTGGGACAGGAACTCTTAGCCTCACAGGTGCTGCGACTGGGTTCCAAGATTTCTCGGTTATTGGGGATGGTAACACCACGTACTACGCCGTCTCTTCCGCTCTGGGTTCAGAGTGGGAAGTAGGTATCGGTACATACACCGCGTCTGGGACTACGCTCAGCCGCGACACTATTTTTGATTCGTCAAATAGTGGGTCAGCAGTTAATTTCTCCGCAGGCACCAAGGATGTATACGTTGTATACCCTGCCAGCAAGGCGGTAATGAAGGATGCAGCAGGCTCTGTTCCGGCGACTACCTTTGCTAGCGTTGCGCTGACCACGGGTACGATTTCTACCACTCCATCCAGCAACACCGACATCGCGAATAAAGAGTACGTCGATGACGTGGCTCAAGGTGTCGCTCTCAAGCCTGCGGCAGACGCTGCTTCAACCGCGAACATTAGTGGCACCTACGACAACGGCACTGCTGGGGTTGGGTCGACTATGACGTTTGCTGCGGCGGCCTCGTTCACCGTAGACGGTGTTACGTTTGACACGGTAGGCCAAGGATTGCTGCTAAAGGATCAGACTTCTGCGTTGCAGAATGGCCGCTACTACTTGTCGACTGTGGGCGATGCAGGCACCGCGTGGGTGTTCACCCGTTGCGGGTATTGCGACACCTCAGATGAGATTCCGGGCGGCTATATCTTTATTCAGGGTGGTACGGCGAATGCTTCTACCGGCTGGGTAATGACTGTTGCGGACGCCGCAACATTCACGGTCGGCACGGACGCTATCACTGTTATCCAGTTCTCTGGTGCAGGCACTTACACTGCCGGTACTGGCCTTGATCTGACGGGCACCGTATTTAGCCTCGATCATCTGGGTATTCAGAGCCTTACTGATCCGGGTGCGGATCGCATTCTGTTCTGGGATGACTCTGGTACTTCTACGGGGTGGCTGTCTCTCGGTACGCACCTCAGCATCAGCGGAACCACGCTGGCCTCTGACGCGACAAACTCAAACACTCCGAGCACCATTGTTGCCCGTGACGCCAGCGGTAATTTCTCCGCTGGTACGATTACTGCGGCTTTGAGCGGTAACGCTTCTACGGCTACGGCTTGGGCTACGACTCGTACGATTACGATGTCTGGGGATGTCAGCTCGGATGCGGTAAATATCGACGGTACTGGCAACGTCACCATCACAAACACCGTTGTCGCAGACGACAGCCACAATCACATTATCTCGAACGTGGACGGCCTTCAGACCGCTCTGGATGCTAAGGCTGACGAGACAATTACGATTACGGCGGGCACGGGCTTGTCCGGTGGTGGGGATTTAACCGCCAACAGAACGCTGGACCTCGACCTTAACGAGCTGACGACTTCTACCTCAGATGCTGATGGCGATTACTTCGCCGTGGTTGACACCGCAGGTGCTCAGAAGAAGCTGACCAAGGGCAATATCAATGTTTCTGGGTTCAATAATGACGCCGGATATAGCACAACAGTTGGTACTGTTACTTCTGTTGGCGGCACTGGCACAGTCAACGGGCTAAGCCTCAGCGGCGCGGTAACTAGCTCGGGCAACCTGACCCTCGGCGGTACGCTGTCTAACGTAGCGGTGAGCAACCTCGCCGCATCTGCGGTGCAGACGAGCGCAGAAGCGTTCTCGGATGACGACACGTCCCTGATGACCTCCGCTGCGATCCAAGACAAGATTTTGTCTTATGGGTATAGCACAACCACCGGCACCATTACTGGCGTAACTGCTGGCGATGGCCTGACTGGTGGCGGCGCTTCTGGCTCCGTAACTCTGAATGTCGGTGCAGGCACGGGTATCTCTGTTGCTGCTGACACCGTTGGCCTCGCTACGGCAGGTGCAGGCGCGGCTACTTACTCAAGCGGTATCAGCGCAATCCAAGTCGATGCGTATGGCCGCGTCACTTCTGTAACTGGGTCTGCTGGCTACACCACGAACACGGGCACCGTAACCTCCGTAGCTGCTGGCTCTTACTTGACCGGCGGTACGATTACGACTTCGGGCACTCTAGCGGTAGATGCAACCAGCGCAAATACGGCTTCTAAGGTTGTGGCCCGTGACGCGTCCGGTAATTTCAGCGCAGGCACGATTACTGCGACTTTGAGCGGTAACGCTACTACTGCGACCACGGCTACTACGGCTGGGTCTTGTACCGGCAACGCAGCTACCGCGACTACTCTTCAGACTGCCCGTACGATCAATGGCACGAGCTTTAACGGCAGCGCCAATATCACGGTTGAGCCGTATATTGAGGACGACGAGTCTACTGCGGCCACCCGCTACTTGGTCTTCACGGATAACACGACTGCTGGGTATAAGCGCCTAAACGAAGACTCTGCGCTCAACTACAACCCAAGCACGAACGTCCTGACTGCCGGAACCTTCTCGGCTTCTTCAGACCGCAACCTGAAGCAAGACATCAGCAATGTGGTTGATGCGCTGAGCAAGGTTAAGCAGCTTAATGGCGTCGAATTTACGTGGATCGAAAACGGTGTTCGCTCTGCCGGTGTGATCGCACAGGATGTGCAGCAGGTTCTTCCGCAGGCTGTTAATGAAACTGAGAAGGGCCACTTAACGGTTCAGTACGACGCCCTCCACGCGATTCTGATCGAGGCCATCAAGGAACTGACGGCCCGCGTTGAGGAACTGGAAGCCAAGTAATGCTGTTCTCCGGCGCCCCATTTGCAGGTGCAGCGTTTGCGGATGTTGGTGATATTTACATCAACGAAACCGTCAGCGTCACTGGCGTTGAAGCTACAGGTGCCGTAGGGGATGAAAGCCTTGTAACCAACAACTACCTCGTTCAGACAGGCGTAGAAGCTACCGGTGCTGTAGGCACCGTCGTTGTGGTAGCCGCTGCTAATACTGCGGTCACTGGCGTATCCGGCACTAGTGCTGTAGGTGACGAAACAGTTGTAGCCAAGGCGGTCGTTGTACCGACTGGCGTTTCAGCGACTGGCGAAACCGGCACGCTTAGCCTTATAACCAACAACTACCTAACGGTTACTGGCTTCCAGCCCGCTGGCTTTGTTGGCACGCTCAGTCTCATCACCAATAACTACCTCGACATGACCGGGGTAGAAGCTACTGGCGCTGTAGGTGAAGAGACTGTTGTAGCTAAGGCCGTTGTCGCTCTGACAGGTATTTCCGCTACGGCTTCTCTCGGCAACGAAGATACTACCGCTGACGCAGTTGTAGTCGAGGATGGTGTCGAAGCTACGGGCGCTGTTGGCACCCTGTCGATGACAGGCGGCGCATTGGTTCTACCAACTGGCGTTTCTGCTACGGCGGCGCTCGGAGACGAAGACGCACAGGCCGATGCCACTGTTTCTGTAACTGGGTTTGGTTTGAACGCTTATCTTGGCGACGAAGGCCCGACCACTGGCGGAGCCACAGTTTTACCGACTGGCGTAGTGGGCTACGGGCGCGTTACTCGACCGACAGTTTGGGGTAATCTAGCCCCGTCGTACACGGACACTTGGATCGAAATTAAGGCTGCATAACTATGGCAAGCACATACACACCGGCTGGTATTGAACTTATTGCGGATGGCGAGCAATCGACCACATGGGGTGATACCACCAATACCAACTTGGAGCTGATTGAGGAGATGGTGGCTGGGGTCGTGTCGATCTCGCTTGGCTCTACCACGTACACTCTGACCACTACTGATGGTGCGTCTTCAAACGGGCGTCATGCGGTTGTTGTGTTCACGGGGTCTCCGGGCGGCACCTGTACGGTGACTGTCAGCCCGAACGACATGCAGAAGGTGTACTTCGTCGTCAACAACTCGGACCAGACTGTCACCCTGTCTCAGGGTTCAGGTGCGAATGTCAGTGTGTCTGCCAGCAAGACCAAGGTTGTGTACTGCGATGGTGCTGGTTCTGGCGCTGCGGTTGTTGATATTTCTGGCGGGTTTGACTCAACCACGCTGGCTGAACTCGGCGTCACAGCTTCGGCTGCTGAGCTGAACATCATGGACGGCGTCACCGCTACGACGGCTGAGCTGAATATCATGGACGGCGTCACCGCCACCGCAACCGAGCTGAACTACAACGACGGGGCGGCTCCGGGTACCGTGGCTGCTAGTAAGACAGTAGTAGCAAACGCTTCTGGACACGTGCCTCTTGGTTCGACTTGGGCTGTTTACGAATCTGGTGGAGTATTGTATTTTTCAGTCAGTGGTACGGCTAAAGCGAAAGTCGATGCCTCTGGAAATCTAACTGTATCCGGCAATGTTACTGCCGGTGGGACCATTTAAGGACTAGAACATGGCTACTTCAGTAACTTCTACTGGTATTACGTTTCCAGACGCAACGACTCAGACCACAGCGGCTTCGGCAGCTTTTACTTCTGGTACGCTGATGCTGTTCCAGCAGACTTCAGCTCCGACTGGCTGGACCAAACAAACGACGCACAACAACAAAGCATTGCGTGTTGTTTCTGGAACGGCAAGTAGCGGCGGTTCGGTTGCATTCACCACGGCGTTCGCAAGCAAAACCCCGACAGGTTCTGTAAGCATTACTAGCGTTTCTGGTTCTGCCGGGGCAACCACATTGACCACGCCGCAGATTCCAAGCCATACTCATACACAGGCTGCTGGCGGCGGCGGAGGCTACCTTCCTGCAAACCCGGATTTTCCATCTCCGCTCACAGCTAATCCGGGAAATACCGGCTCCACTGGTGGCGGCGGATCACACACCCACCCGTTCTCGTTTTCTAGCGGTTCCGGTACCTTCAGTGGTAATGCAATCAATCTCGCCGTTCAATACGTTGACTTGATTATTGCGAGTAAAAATTGATGCAATTAAATCAAGGTACATATTGTCCGTTGGTGAAAAAGAATTGTCTTGGTCTTGAGTGCGCTTGGCTTACTCGCGTACAAGGCTACGATACAAATACTGGTAATCAAGTTGACGAATACCAATGCGCCATCGCTTGGATGCCAATGCTGCTAATTGAAAATTCTGGGCAGCAACGCCAAACAGGTGCGGCTGTAGAATCATTCAGAAACGAAATGGTGAAGTCTAACGAGGCCGCGCAGCAGTTAATGCTGGCAGCAGCATTAAAGGACCCGCCACCACCAAAGCAAGTTCTTTTGGAGAAAGACGATGGCTAGACTAACAATCCTTCCGGTTGATGGCGCTGTTTACCGCGATGCTGGCAACTACATTGACCTCGATTTGTCCGGTTGCGGAATTCCTGCTGACGTTCATGCGCTTCAGTGGGATGGATCTGCTGGCACAATTGAATTCACCGACACCCGTGAAAACGAAGAAATTACCGCGCTTCCAGATTGGGCTAATGCCTGTGTAGCGAAATGGAATGGGGCTGAGGCAGCGCGTATTGCGGCTGAAGAAGAGGCAGCGCGTATTGCGGCTGAAAAAGAGGCAGCGCGTATTGCGGCTGAAGAAGAGGCAGCCGCAGCGGAGGCTGAACAAGCCCCGTAAAACTTCATGGTTCTCCGCAAGTGAACCAGCAACTACTCGACAACAACTACGTTCATGTACCGGGGTTCATTACCCCGGAACGGGCGTTTTTGCTTGCGGAGGAGTTTAAGGTTTATGCTGATGAGCATGGATGGAAAGACGACCACCAAGCCCCAAAATGCCCCTCCGTACATAATTTTCTTCCTTTTGTTCGTTTATTGGTTGAAAAAGTTTCACAAGTCTCTGAAATTGCTGGAGAAGAAGTTCTCCCGACTTACACATACGCTCGCGTGTACAACCAAAATGGCACGGAGTTGAAACGGCACCGTGACAGACACGCCTGCGAAGTAAGTCTTACGCTTAATCTTGCCAAATCTGAACCGTGGCCGATCTGCATTCAAAAACCAAACGGCGAAGAAATTTGTTTAGACCAAAACCCCGGAGATGCAATGTTGTATCTTGGTTGTGTTGCCGATCATTGGCGCGGACCTTACACGGGAGATCACCATGTTCAAGTTTTTATGCACTATGTTCGCTCTTATGGCGACAACGCATGGGCTTTTTTTGATAGACAACGATGAAGCATCCAAGCCTTAAAGACTACATTGTCGTCCTCGATGACATACTCCCCCATTCCGTATGCGACAAAATTCTTGCCGAGTACGCACAAACTGACGAGTGGGTACAGACAGAAATAGGCAGCGGAATAAACACAAATATAAGAAGCGCAAAGACAATTCAGATGTCGGAGGATTTTGTGCTTGCTAAAAACTTTGAACTACGAAAGAAACTGGATGCAGATGTTTTTGCAGGGGCGTCTAAGGCTATCCAAGCATATAACGAGAAATTTGAACACTGCCGCATCGAAGAGGACTCTGGCTATGAGCTACTGCGGTATGAAACTGGGCAATTTTATACGATACATACCGATTCGTTTAAGGCGCGTCCTCGTGCGGTGTCCTGCTCGTTTGCATTAAACGACGACTATGAGGGCGGTGAATTTAGTTTTTTTGATAAGGAAACAAATATTAAGGCTCCAAAAGGAGGGGCTGTATTGTTTCCGTCAAATTTTATGTACCCGCACGAAATTTTGCCGGTTACGATTGGAACTCGATACAGCATTATTACTTGGTTTATATAGATGAAAATTTTTGACGGGGTTTTTGAAGACGCAGATTACATGGCTGCTATTGAATATGCAGAAAAAACAAACTCCTATATGCCGCTTCACTCCACATACTCAGGCGCTGGCTTTGGGTTCAAGTTTAGCAACTATGTTTATGACCCTAAAGTCAATCCAAAAGCAAGCTATGAAAATGATGTCCCAAAAGCGATAAAGAACATAAAAAATAAAATTGAATCGCTTGGCGAGACATCCAACTTTGACTTGACTAGGATCTATATAAACGCCCATTCTTTTGGTATTGAAGACAATATCCATGTGGACTCTTCTGGTGAATCTTTTACTTGTATTCTTTATTTGTGCGGGGCGTGGTACGCAGATTGGGGTGGTGAAACCGCTTTTTTTGACTCGCTTGACCAGCAAGCTTGTTCGATAGTGTCTTCTGTTTTGCCAAAATACAATAGGATGGTGATTTTTGATGGCAGGATTCCTCATGGAGTTCGCCCGCTGTCCAGACGCTTTGCCGGAGTCCGTTTTACGATGATGCTAAAGTTCGAGCGCAAAGACGAAATAAATGAAACACCCCGTTGAGCAAGTCGGTTGGGTAATCATCGGCCTCCTGCTTGGCGGGTTAATCGCCTATTCCACGAATGTTCTGTCTGAACCCATCGTTTCTGAGCAGACTGTCACCAGTAACGGTACTCAAACGACCACCGTCAAATCGCCTCCACCGTCCGCTATCGCCCCGCAATTCTCAGCCGGCAATGGCAACGATCTCTGTACCGTAGGGGCTTCTGGAGCGGTTCAGACACAGATTCTGGGCATCTCTGTAGGCTCGACCTTCACCGAAGAAAACTGTATTCGCCTCAAGAATGCCAAAGCCCTGTATGACATGGGCATGAAGGTGGCGGCTGTGTCGGTGATGTGCCAAGACCAGAAGGTATTCGACGCGATGATGATGGCCGGAACCCCATGCCCATACGACGGCAAGATCGGATCGGAAGCGAAGTTGGCATGGCAGACGCATACCGACAAAACCCCAGATGAGGAGGAAATCAATGCAGAGCAGCAACGCCTCAAGGCTCTTGGCATTGTTGGCGGTCTATTCGGCAGCCTCCTGTTCTTCTGATCCCATTTATGGCTACACTCCTAATGTTGCTGTTGGGGGTAGTTCTTGGTCTATGTCTGAGTCTGTACTGGGCGTGGCTCCAGTTTCGGGACTCGACATCTCAGGGGTTATCTACCGATATACGGCTGTTAAAGAACGAGCCGATCCCTTCACCGTCACAGTCCAAAACGAACACACCGGCGGAGGCTACATCTTCAGAGAAACCGATGACTGGTCAGGAAAACCCGGCCAGACAATTTCCAAAGCGATACCCATTGATTACTCCCCGATTCGGTACTGGGGCCAAGGCTCCATCGAAACAACAGGATTGGGAAGCGTAGAAGATCCACAGGTGGTGTACACCTACCGCTTCATCGAGCCGGAGGTCGAGCAGACCGCTCCCCCTCTGCCGACCCTGTATTCCGTCCTAGACGATCCCTACGCCCAAACCGCCGAAGTTGATCGCGAGAAGTTTCTAAAGGACGATGAAGAAGTTTCAAAAGACGACGAAGAAGTTGAAAAAGAGGACATGGAGAAAGCCCTCGCCACAGGCGATGCCGACCTGAACATGGCTATCGGCCAAACAGGGATGATTGCTGCGATGAATCCTGTAACAATGCACAATTATTATGCAATGAGCATACCGGGTGGGATGTATCAGGAAACTGTAATACTCCAAGGTGGCGAGATTAAGGACAACCGCAGAGCATTCCGCTCGATGGCAAATGACCGACTACACAACCAGATGGTTGAGGAGCAATGGAGATGGTGAGATTTATATTCAGCGTGTTCACGGCTGCTGTGTTGACCTTCACGCTTGCCTCTATTCTGCTGTTTGCCAAGCAGGCACAAGCCGCCGAAATACCGATTGAAGGCACAGTCCAAAGCCGCTGCCTCATCAACACCGATGTGGCTGGTGTGTATGGCAACCCAAATGCCTATACCCTGACGACTGCTCCTGCTGACGGTGGGGTGATTCCTGTGGTTCGCTACGATGTGTCCCTAGCGGATGCATACAAAGCCAAGATCACTTACCCAACGGCCTTCTCTGCCAGCCCCAGCCTGAGCGACATGGTGACTTTCACCGGCTCTGTGAGCGTCCATGAGGTGTCCAGCGTGGCGATGGCTGACTACGACACCGATGCGGTTGAGTACGACCAGACGAAGGAATACGACCTGACTGCGACTGGTACGACTTGGTTCAAGATCAGTAGTGCTGCTACCTATGGCGGCGGTGGCAACAAGGCATTTCCGGGTGGCACATATCGTTCTGTAGTGGTGGCGGAGTGTATCGCGCAATAGCCCTGCTCCTGCTGGCCCTTCCAGCCTATGCCCACGAGATGACCCCGGCGCATCTGAAGTGGCAGGTATCCCATGTCGAAGGCGTGATGAAAGCAGAACTCAAGATGTTCAACAAACGCAGGGATGTTGAATTCTACGAGATCGGGGTGTTCGACAAAGACTGGCAGCCTGTGCCGTTTGTGTCCCGCTACAAGGTGATGCGGATGCCCTACCTCAGCCATGTCGAATTCGATGTGTATGTCAGCGCAATGGATTCTGTGGTGGCGGAATATGTATGTTCGGTGTCGAAGTTGCGTGAAAACAGCGACAAGAAAACGATGATCGCGAGCCGGATATGCTCAAGATTCAAGCCATAGCCTTGATGTTTTGTGGGATGGCGATGGCAGACTCCTCCTCGCTCAATCTACAACTCCCAAGCGCACCGGGCAGCTATGC